GTTTGGTCTGTTGGAAATGCCATGTTATATGTACCTATTTAAAGTAAAGTAATTTATAAGTTGTTGAGATTGTTTACTCAGCTACTCTTACTTCCTTTCCCATAAAGATTGTCCACCGCAGTGGGTCGATAGATACTAAGAATAAAGTTGTTGCTTCATTAAACGTAAAAAAACCCCCGAAGGGGCTTAAAGATTGCGGAGACAGATCATCTACAGAATGTTGCTTCGTGATAATTTAGAAGCTACTTGCTGTCGATATGCAGAGTCTGAACTGTACCTTGGGTCACGCATTGCTGCGGTCAGTTGGGCGGCAGAATCAAAGACCCCACCTGTTACGGATTTAGTCTCGCCCATGACCAATGATGGTTCATTGCCGTTAACAGAACGGTACTGTGCTTGCAGACCTTGGATTGCAAGATTCGCTGTCTCTATGTTTCCACTGTTCACAGCGTTGTTAAACGCATCAATGGATGCTTCGGGCATATTGTCAGAAGCCCAAGAAACCATATCTAAATATGCTTCTTGTCCTCCAACCTGCTCAAAGGCTTCTTGTTGCATCTGTTCAGCCACCGCCATTTGACCATCTATAAATTGGTCAACCATAGAGCGAGGGATACCAGCTTCTATTAAAGAATCGTAAGAATCTTCGGACAGTCCACCTAGCTCTGCGAACTCTTGTGATAAGGAATCAAAATCAATACCAATCTCTTCAAGGTCTTCAGTGATAGACTCTAATTCGTCATCTCCTAACTCTTCTTCGTACTCTTCTTCGTCCTGAGAGCCTAACTTCTGTTCAAGAGATTCATAAGCTTGCGCCATATCCTCAACACTGTTGAACTTCTCAGGGAGCCATTCAGGACGGTCAGACGCATCAGGATTCTCAAGACCTTCGGCCTTTTCTAACATATCTAATGTGTGCTGACCGTCTTCAACGGTTTCTTCGTATGTGTTAATTGTATCCATCTTTAACTGTCTCCAAACAGATAATTTATTTAGTCTTTGTTGAGTAAGATTTACCGTTAAACTTAAAGGTTTTTTTACCTTCTTTTTTAGCAGCTTTAAAAGCTGTTCCGAAGGACGTTGCTTTCTTACCTGACTTTGCGTTTAAGTGTCCACGTAGGTCTTTACTACCTGACTTCTTAACGTCATCTTTAGTTGCCGTTGAGTAAGACTTACCGCCTTTGGGCCAAGTAAATATCTTTTGTCCAGCATCTTTAGCTTTTCTAAAGGCTGCTCCAAAAGAACTTGTTGTAGCTGTTTGCTTATCACCAGTGCCTTTCTTATCGGTTGTTGAAGCCACTGAAGAAGTAGCTGCTTGAGCAGTTGTAGGTTTTGTCTTCTTAGTGCCAAAGCCAGCCTTAGACTCACCAGTGCGTTTCTTAACTTTGTCAGGATGGACTGAATCATATAAAGCGGAACCTGCTGATATAGCGGCTAAAGGGCCAGCAAATTTAAGTAGGTTCTTACCAACTTTAGCTAACCTACTGCCTTTTTTAACACTGGATGGATTACCACCGATACGTTCACCAGCAGGGCCGACAGATGCGTTACGCGGGTTAACTTTAGGGTTACTACGTGCCGAAGTAGTTGGCTTTACTGCCTGCGTTGGTTTTGCTGTGGGTGTGCCACGCTTAACTGTAGGGTTAGTACGCTTAACTTCGGGGTTAGTACGCTTAACTGTAGGGTTAGTGCGCTTAACTTTAGGGTTAGTCCTTGCACTTGTTCGGTCTACTGTAGGCTTCTTAATTGCAAGCTTTGCTGTAGTTTTTGGCTTAAAGGTCGAAGGGTTAGTACGCTTAACTTTAGGGTTAGTACGCGCACTTGTACGCTTAACTTTAGGCTTAACTTTAGGCTTAACTGTAGGCTTAACTTTAGGCTTAACTGTAGGCTTCTTAGCTTCAGTTTTTTTGACTTCAGGTTTCTTAACAGTTTCAGCTTTAGGCTTCACGCTTGTTGGTTTTTCAGGACTCTTTCTGGAATCCTTAATACTCTGAAGTAGCCTTTCTTTTGGGGTCTTAGGAACGCTAGGCTTTAAACTGCCAACTTTCTTTAAAGATTCAGCAAGCTTTGATACTGGCTTTTTAACCGTAGGCGGTTTACCCCTTGTGCTTTTAACCTTAGTCTTAACCGTAGGCTTCTTAACTGTAGGCTTCTTAACTGTAGGCTTCTTAACTGTAGGCTTCTTAACTGTAGGCTTCTTAACCGTAGGCTTCTTAACCGTAGGCTTCTTAACCGTAGGCTTCTTAACCGTAGGCTTCTTAACCGTAGGCTTCTTAACCGTAGGCTTCTTAACTGTAGGCTTCTTAACCGTAGGCTTCTTAACTGTAGGCTTCTTAACCGTAGGCTTCTTAACTGTAGGCTTCTTAGCTTCTGGCTTCTTAACCGTAGGCGGTTTACCCCTGGTGCTTTTAACCTTAGTCTTAGCTTCAGGCTTCTTAGCTTCAGGCTTCTTAGCTTCAGGCTTCTTAGCAGTGGGTGGTTTACCCCTTGTGCTTTTAACCTTAGTCTTAGCTTTTTCTGCGGTCTGGCCTTTGCTATTAAACTTAGCAACTTTTCGACCTTTCCTAGCCTTTTTAAGTTCTGCTTCTAGTTCTTTAGCACCACCTTTAGCTTTCTTTCTTTCAGCGAGTTGTCTTTCTATATCAGCAATTATTCGCTTATCTTCTGCACTCAATGCTATTGCCATTACTGTTCACCGCCTTGTTGTTTCATCATACCTGCTGCAACTGGGCCTGTAGCTTTCTCAGCCATTGAGGACATCATTTGTTGCATCTGTTGTTGTTGAGCCTGTTGTTGTTCTTGGGCTTTCTGTTCTGGTGATTTCACCAAGCCAGTGGTGTCGATTCCTAAAGATGCTCCAAGACGGTCAATGTAATCATCTACGTTTAACTCACGCGCCAGCACTTCATTACCTAGCGGTGCTAGCATCTGAAGTAACTGAGAGAGTTTGTTAAGGTCTTGACCACGGCCTAAAGCTTCCATACCAGTAACGATCTGAGGCTTAAGGGTGTTGTCGGGGAACTTAGGCATCTTGCCACTCTTCTCCATGCGGGAGAGCAGTAGCTTGACTAAGGGATACTGAAACTCTTGGGATAGTATTGAGTACACACCGCCTAATGCTGACTCAAGTTCTTGAGCCATGTAGCGCACTTCTTCAGCAGTAACACGTTCAGCTTTACGCTGTACTGAGCTATTCATAAGGAAGGAGAAAGCAAGTCGTTCGGTAATCTCACGCGCTGTGTCTTGTGCTACTCGGAAGTCATTAAACTTCTGAAGTTGTAGTACAGACACATCGTTAGCATCACCTGCCGCTATGCCACCGTTAGGTGTGTTAGCTATGGTTCTTGCCTTGGTCGTACCGTTAGGTCGGACTAAGAATAGTACCTTTGCTGCGGCTGCTGAACCTTCGACAATAGCTTTAGTCAGTGTCTCTAGTGAACTTAAGTCACCAATGAACTCTTCAACATAACCACGTCCATAGGATTCACCATCAATACGCACCATACGTAGTGACATAAAGGGTGACTTGTCTAAGGGGAATGAGCCTTGAGAGCTAGGTATAACTTGGCCCTCAACCTCTTGATGTACTTCCCACTTCTTATTGACACGCTTAACGTTTGTAAATAGATCAACAGACTTAAGCTGTGAGTCGCCAGTTGGTTTGGTCAGTAACTCTTGGACTTCTGTAGGAAGCATAAGGGGACTGACGGTTTCTTTGGTAATAATCTCTAGGACATTACCCATTGCGTCACGTTGGCAAACATAACGATCTAAACGAAATACACGAACACCACCATCTTTAGGCATGTGAACTAACACGTTACCTGAGACAATGAGTTGTTTTAAAGCCTCAAACACTGGGACACGAACTGCTGTAGCTTCTACTTCTTGCATGGCAGCGCGTTCTATCCGTGAGAGTGCTTCTTCTACTTTACCCCTAGCACCTTCACCACCCGCTAGACTCTGAAGATCAAAGTCATCAATAGTCAGGCGAAAGAAAGGTGAGTTAGGAGGTAATAAGGTCATCAATAACTTAGAACTTAAATTATTAACACCACGCGCACCAATGGATTGGAAGGGCGTATCGTAGTACGAAGAACCTGTATGACCTTCAGGGGGCATGAGCGTAGGTATGGTTAGTACGGCTGCTTCTCTTGCCCTATGTAAAAAAGGTGTACGGTCACTTTCGAGTTGTGCATAGCGTTTAGCTGCTGCTCCTTGGGTTGGTAGCATAGCTAATCATTCTCTTTTGTTAAGTTGTAATATTTAAGCCGACACCGCCAGCACCAATTGCAACACCACTACCAGCTTTGCGTAAAATGCGTTTGCCTTTAGCCTTTACTTTTCTATTTATCGCTAACATGTTTTTAACATTAACTGGCTGAATAGAAGCACCTGCACTGCTGCCAGAAGAGGGGGCTGTGGATTGGCTAGAGGCTTTGGATGGTATAGCGAGTTTAGTCGTAGGTGTAGAGGTGGCTGCTGACTTACTATCTGCTTTGGCATTAGCACCTTTACCTTTACCAAACTCTAGTAAGCTTTGTACAGGCTTGTGTACTTCACCTGAAGCAATTGACTTGTAGATACCAGTGAAGCTTGTGTCTTTATCTAAAGAATCTGACTGTTGCTTCGAGAGTTCTTTAAGACCTTCAGCACCTGACTTACCTTCTTTAGCTAGTTTAACTAGCGCAGGGTTAGTCTTAGAGTTTGTAACACCTTTAATAGCATTGCCGCTAGAGTCTGTAATATTAGACTTAGGTATGCCAATGCCTTTAGCTTTCTGATCTGCTGTGAATTTGGCACCAGCTACTTTGTTTTTAGCAATGGATTCTTTTGTAGGTGTGACTATATCTTTTAAAGTTTTATTCTTCTTAGCTGGTTTATTGTTACCGCCTCCACTTGGTTTATCAGCACCACCTGTGCCGCACATTTAGCCACCTCCCTTTTTACTGTTTGGTATGCTCAAAGGGGCCGAACCAGAACCAGCCATATTTAAGCCTGTACTAGATGTCTTGTTGCGTACACCACGCTTACCCTTAGCCCTTCGCTTACGTGCGTTAGAGGGTGTCTGCTCCATGTCTGATAAGTCCAAACGAGCAGGGGCTTTAGCAGGTGCTGGGGCTGTTGGTGCTGGGTTGTTGGGACTACCGAATAAACACATTTATGGTTTACTCCTCATTGTTAAAATCGTCTTCGGATAACTCTCTAAGTTTCTTAATAACACTCCGCTGGCCTTGGAGAAACCGAAGTTCCTCTAGGCCGATCTTGCCTATTGGGAGTTTGTCAGGGAATAGCTTGTCGAGAGTTGTGAGAAGTCCTTGGGATACACCCAAAGACGTGCCAAGTATGTTTTTCATAAGGCTTTACTGTAACGGTACGTTAAAGGGAAATAGACACATTTAGCGTTCATTCGCAATCCTCTTCGTACATAGTTAGTGCCTCTTCAAAACCTTCCCACGTATGCACCCCACAACTAGTGAGGCAGCTTAAAAACTCAGAGTCTTTTTCAACTGTGTTAAAATAATCCTCATCAACTGATATTAGTCTTCCCATATCGTGCCTCTTTGGTATAGCTGCATTGCTGTGTTTAAATCACAATTAAAACCGTCCATAATCTCTTCAAACAGAATCATGAACGTCATCTTCGGCAGTCCCAATCTTCTATATTTGCATGAGGAGAGATGCCTCGCTTAATACGATCTTTAGGTCGAGTGTCTTCCCCAAGGGGTACAGGAGACTTGTTAAATAAAGCCTCCCACCCTGCGTCATACAGGTCAGTTTTAGCCTTGGTGCGTATAGGTAAGCCAGTTACGTCACTTGTTGCTGTTGTCACGGTCGTTTAACTCCTTAGTAATTAACTTTTCAATTTTGGCTACATCTTTAGCCGTTGAATAAAGGGAGTAGCGTATACGCCACCCCCAGTAGAATTTTTTAAAGTAATTTACAAACGTCATACGAGGTCAACGATTTCACAAGAGTCACCAGAACAAGCTAATGTCTGAGAGCCAATTGTTGTATCTTCTACTTCGTAGTCCGACAGCTTTGACCAATCAATAGCCTTGGGCATCAGCTTTAAGAACAACTCGTACCTCTCCTTATCACACTGTTGGTAAGGGGCTTGCTGGTAGATGTGTTCTGAGTACGGTAAGAAGCTTACACCTGACATTTCATCGAAGTTCTTGTAAACGTAAGCACCCACTTCTAACCATTCGTCTGCAAGGACGTTGATGGTCACTGAGGGCTTGTGTTCACAATAATGACGTTGATATGCAAGCCAAGTATCTAACTGCTGAATAGCCGTTGTGTTCTCAGTCAACACGGCTTGGTCTGGAGACTTCTGAGGAAAGCTAAACACTACTGTTGTGTCTGGCTGGTGGGCGCAAGGCTCCCAAGGAATCCCCTGATCTTTCATAAACTGAGTTAAGGGGTCGTTAAACGCACCACGAACAGTACGGATGTAGTATTCGCTGTGACGCGCATGGATTCCTGAAGCAGAGTTAACTAACTGGCTGACTGTGCCACTGGGTTTGACTGCTGTGATTGCTGTACTCACTGCAATGCCTAACTTACCTGCCCACTCCTTGTTAACCTCTACTGAGACAGCGCGAAGACGCTCTAGTAGTCCCTGAAGATCAGGGTTAGCTGTAGTGGTTAAGGGGTTATCCATGATGCCAGTAAGTGACACACCAAGAAGACGTTCTTCGTTAGTGTTGTCTTGCCAAACCTGACGTAGATACGGGAACTTAGTGTAGGTTGCTTGGAGAGTCCCAAGGATTGTAGCGACTGCGATCTTACGCTCAAGGTCTTGCTCAGTGTCAGTAGAGCGTATTACTACCTCGGTGAGATTGCAGAACTGGTAGGGTCTTAGTATTATTTCTGAACCGATTATGTTCGATGAGAGTCGCAACACTCCCACCAGTTCTCTTATGAACTTCTACACGTCACCGCATAGTCCAGACTATATCATCATCCAATTTTCAGGATGTTACGCTTTTCGAGCATCATTAGCTTATGCCCTACTCCCTTGCGGGATAGTCGTTGCACGTTCCTCACATCGTAAGACAT